TCACGCAAACGTCGGCACCTGCTCCGGTGCAAACATCGGCACCATCTCATGTGTCGACAACGATACACACACCTGCTCCTGTACAAACATCGGCACCAGCTCGTGTGCAAACATCGGCACCAACTCGCGTGCAAACATCGGCACCAACTCGCGTGCAAACATCGGCACCTACTCGTGTGTCGACAACGATACACACACCTGCTCCCGTGCAAACATCGGCACCTGCTCGTGTGCAAACATCGGCACCAACTCGCGTGCAAACATCGGCACCAACACGTGTGCAAACATCGGCACCAACTCGCGTGTCGACAACGATACACGCACCAACTCCTGTGCAAACATCGGCACCAACTCGTGTGCAAACATCGGCACCTGCTCCTGTGCAAACATCGGCACCAACTCGTGTGCAAACATCGGCACCAACTCGTGTGTCGACAACGATACACACATCTGCTCCTGTGCAAACATCGGCACCTGCTCCTGTGAAAACATCGGCACCATCTGTCGTGCAAACATCGGCACCAACTCGCGTGCAAACATCGGCACCTGCTCGCGTGTCGACAACGATACACACATCTGCCCCCGTGCAAACATCGGCACCAACTCGTGTGCAAACATCGGCACCATCTGTCGTGCAAACATCGGCACCAACTCGTGTGCAAACATCGGCACCAACTCGTGTGCAAACATCGGCACCTACTCGTGTGTCGACAACGATACACACACCTGCTCCTATGTCGACAACTTTACCACCTAATACAGTACCTAATACAGTACCTAATACAGTACCTAATATTGTTATTTCACCACATATTCAAATAATTATTCAAAATATTAAATACTACAGAAAAAGCTCCTATCAACACGTTGATAACTTATTTCAAAAGTTAAAAACATATAATGAAGACTATTCTATATACAGACAACTACTATTAACACGATACCGTGTAGAAAAACATTATGATGCAATCTTACACAGTATTCAACAACTCTTGCGTTCCGAAAATAAACACGACGATAACGAATACATTAAAAAACCACCACACTTCATTCAATCAATGCAAAAACTAAATCAAGCAATAGAACATATAGAACATAGCATAAAATTTATAAAAGGTAATCATAAATATATACTTCTTACTATTCTAAATAACCTAAAATTACAATACAAAACAGACACACAACATATTTTAGATAAATGGAATAATCAATTTAGTTAAAATATATAATAATATTACTCCAATATCAATAATATTATATTATATCACATTAATAATATAATATAAATACAAAGTATAAATACATATATACACTAACAATATACACCTTAGTTATATAAACAATATGCCCCCGTCTACATCCAACTACAAAAAATCAACACCTCTAGAAGAAAGAAAGAAAAAATCATTCAAAATGATTTCACTTTACCCAGACCGCATTCCCGTTATCGTTGAAATGTCGCCATCTTCTGCAAGTTATAATACTTACACCACCGCTTCACATAAAATTAAATACCTCGTACCATACGACATAACTATGGGACAATTTATAAAAATTTTACGCGATAAACTAAAACTCGAATCTTCCGTCGCTCTATTCTTCTTTATTAATAACAAGGTTTTCCCCATTACATCCCTTATCGGTAACATCTATAAAGAAAACACTGATGAAGACGGGTTCTTATATATCGAATTCTGTGAAGAATCTACCTTCGGTAACTATATTTAGTACAACTATATAAACACACTATTATATTATTATTATACAAAAACATACTCATATATCATTTTACCTAACTCTACCTATCTGCAATGCAAGAAAGCTCCACCAAGCCCATGCAAAAATTTATATCCTTTTTTAAAAATAAATTTAATATTTTTAAAAATAAAATAATACCAAATTCTAGACAACAACACAACACGCCTCGTGATGTGAATATAAATGCTTCGCTAGATAATAACATACCTATATACACATCTTCGGTATCATCTTCTACCAATATTAAGCATAATACTAATAATAATACTAATACTAATAATAATACTAATACTAATACTAATACTAATAATATAAAAGTTACTGAAACAAAAACAAAAATAGAAACAGATATTATAACAATTACTACAACTATGACAACGGTTACTACAATACATAATACACGAACTCGTGAAATATTACAAGAACCAGAATCGAAACCAGAATCGAAACTTAACAACGATCATGCACAATTTATAGACAAATCTAAATATACTCACAATACTATTTCATCATTACTTGATGATATTATCGATGATATAGAAATACAAGAGTATGTACGTACTAAAAAAAACAATGAACAATACAAACTAAAATATCACGAATTTTATGATTCTCAACAAAATTACGCGTATTTAAAAAATATATTAAAACCCTATATTTTTACAGAATTCGACGAAATTGTTAGAAAAATCTTATCCCCCGACTCTCGCTTCCTCGCCAAACTATATCAACTAAAAATATATTCCGGAGATTTAATAGATATCTTCACACGACATGGCGTTTTTGAAACAAATAATTTTATTATTAAAATTGACGACGACTCCGATATTTTTATGTCCGAATTCGAACTCATGTATCATATCGGAAAAGGCGTAATTCTACCCCATAATATAGTTCTGCCTTACTACATACGCTGTATTCCAAATAATAAAAATAAGATTATGAACTTCAGTATTCAGCCACGCATAAAAAATACTACCCCTCTCCATAAATGGTTAAACTTGTACAATAACAAATGTTATAATATTACATATTACATTAAAATGTGTATCGCTATATCAAAATCTATACTTTTTATACACTCCCACAATATAGTTCACGGCGATATAAAACCCGATAATATTCTAGTCAATATCTCCGATAATACACCTTATATCATAGACTTCGGCTTATCCGGTATTCATTCCTTATCGCAAGGAACCGGCGGAACACGCCCTTTTTGCTGCCCGGAAACAAAAAATACCTCATTTAATAATGACGCCGGATATATATGGACCAAAAATAAGAAACATTACGACCTATGGTCTATCGCATTTATATTTTCTAGTATTATTATTTTTAAAAAAGCGTACAACTACTATGACGACTACCCTGATAACTACTTCACTACGGATAAGTATATTAATCCACATTTTTTAAACCGTATTCCTCTACCATTCAGAGACCCATTTATACTCGTTCTATCACAAAAATCTGAAATTAATCTTTCACAATTTATTCGCCTCCTAGAAGATTCTATCATGTCGTAACCGTAACCGTACCGGTTGCAGCACTTAAACTATCGATGTCGATGATGCGATCGTTACCATTCGACGGTGTGTTCATATTATGTAGACCTATTGCCGCATCAGTTATTATATCTATTTTTGCATCTTTTGAACTACTTTCCGCGGTAATAGCGTCGATATCCGCATCATTCGATACACCCGATACACCCGATACACTCGATACACCCGATACACCCGATGAACTATGTATGCTAACTTTCATCCGTTTCGCTATAACACGCTTCGTATTTTGCCTCTGTAACATCCTCATTATTAAATGATTGCTTATCGATAAAACACTCATATATGTCTTATACTTGAATACACACAATGACGTGTTCGACTTCACAAACTTTATACTATACCACCAGTACGCAGGTATATGTATCATTTGCCCCGGCATTAATGACACGTCTATACTCCGCAGTTTGTCAAAATCAGAACGATACTTCTCCTGTACACTCCATGGATTCACCGGCGATATAAATTCGAAATTTTCATAGTCATTCACCGAATATAAATACCTCGTCGCCTTCGGTGCAAAGAGTCTTATCGTAACCTTACCATGTGTTGCTAAAATATAATTACGATAATTCATGTCATATCTAAGGGGCGTTTCGGCGTTTAATGATGCAAACATTATATCGTATGTGCACGACGAAACCATCGAAGGTCTTAGAAACATATCATTGTTTTTATAATAATTGATAAGCCCAGACTCTTCTAAAAAATCGGAATTATTTTCACTAATGTACTTCGAATCTTTGTCCTTTTTAAATAATTCTACCGATTCACTTATCGCTAAAGGAACATATAGCTCCGTCTCATCGTCATACTCCTTCGTATTTCTTATTTTTATATCATATGCGCCATATGCCGCTTTAATACTGTTCAAGTTACAATTCATCATTAACTTATCATTCATAAAATCCGTCACAACAGGCTGCCTTAAATCACATACCTCCTCCATTTTATCTTTCGATGGCTGACACATTTCATATATCTCTAAATCATCCACTTTCTTCAAATGAAAACATACATGTAAATAAATAAATAATACAAGACAAAATACTATTACAGTAATAACTTCTTTCATGGGAATATATTTATTTTTACTAATTTATTTTTATACTAATATTTGTCAATTTATACTCATTCATTATCAAATTAATAATATAAACTTATTGGTTCATATTATTATATTTATTGTATTATTTTGTATTTTGTTTTATTACTCCGATTTTCGATTAATCTCACGCTTCTATTCCGTCTCCATCCTTTTCATCCCCTTCATCCTCTTCATCCTCCTCATCCTCCTCATCCTCCTCACCCCCTTCATCCTCCTCATCCTCCTCACCCCCTTCATCCTCCTCATCTATAACTTCCAGACATTCCACAACCTCTTCTAAGTTACCACCATCTCCATGTACGACTTCTACACCATCTACCTGACTAAAAACATAATTCGACTCGATATTATCTTGTTCATTATACTGAACTACACCTTCGCTCGAATCGTATACACCATTAGAGTTATTAGAGATATTAGAGTTATTAGAACTACTAACGTGTCCATTATCGTGCCCGTGCCCACGACTAGGCCCTTCGCCAATATATGTATGTATCCCATTCGAGAGAATTTTCATTACAAGGCCCGACAACTCATTTAATGCAGTCTGCTGCGAATTCAACAAACTACGCAATGACTCATTCTCTTTCTGCAAAGGCTCAATTTGATTGATTATATCCGATAAATTTGTATTCGTCAATATATTGTCCAAAATTTTTGTTATAAACTCACTATTGTTTATAAATTTATCATACGAAAAATCGTTACGTTCGCTCGGTTTATTACCGCTATCTGCTGATATATTATTTGCGTTGTTTACAGCACCTCCTACCCCACGATCAATCCTATTCGACAACATTTGTATTTTATTAGAATGCTCGTTAAGTACCGCATCCATATTTAATAACTCATCATGGTGCAACTTAAATAATATATTCGGCGGAAGGGCGGCACCCGACGGTAAACACGGCAAACCCGCTGCACTAATCGGCAACTCGCGTAAACGAATACCATCTACCTCCGCCATAGCTCTATTGTGTATAACCGTGTTTACAGTATACGGACCAGGTACATTTACAGTAGTATTGCCTACGCCAGGAGTAGCTGCCCTCGTTTGCATCGGGGCAGGAGGCATGGGTTGCATCGGCGGTCCTTGCGGAGGAGGAGGAACTATTTTCGCCGCTGCGGCAGCCATCGCCCTCTGTTGTAACTGCTGAAACAACTGCTGCTGAATATGCGGAGGAAGCTGCCGGAAATTTGGAGGTAACCCCGGCGGCAAACTCATTGCTTGTCCAGGACCAGGACCACCTCCATTCCCCATAGGCGGAGGAAGACCGCCTCGTCTCTTCTTTGCTGCTGATATCGACGCACTATTACTCATACTATTATAGCAATCTTATATATTTCATAGTAATAGTATTTTAAACCTTTTTATACGCAATCATTTATTTAAATTCATTTTTTATTTTGTAATTATTCACACAAAATAAAAAATTAACTCCTAAATATCCCAACTCTCCAACACTCCAACACCTCGACGCCCTACCACCTACACCCCAGATTAAGCAATCATTTTCATCGCTATTGTTTCATGACTTTTATACCCCACCGGTTTAATATCTTCAATATGATATTTATCGACTTTCTCACGGTTCTCATTCGTCTCATTTATCTCTATCCTTGCAAACTCATATGGCCTCCTACATAACTGTCCTCTCAGTGCTTCTATATGTTCTTCATATATATGCGCATTCCCTAAATGATACACAAATTCATGCGCCACTAGTCCTGTATGTTTAGCGATTATGTGTGTGAGCGCGGAATAACTCGCTATATTAAATGGTACACCCAATCCCACATCCCCGCTTCGCTGATACAATGCACACGACAATTTGTTACCATCCGATACATTGAATTGCATCAATACATGACACGGAGGTAGCGCCATTTCATCCAGTTGACACGGATTCCATGCACTCAATACTAAACGCCGACTGTTTCTAACGTTCGCATCGGGATTCTTTAATACCTTTATAATCTCGTCAAGCTGGTCTACACCCTTACCACTATAATCAGCAGCACATCCCTTATATGGCGCATTAAAATGCCTCCACTGATGCCCATATACAGGCCCAAGATCACCCTCCACATTGGTATAAAGCCCTCTACTATCTAGAAATTCTCGAGATGCATTACCATCCCATATATGAACGCCTTGCTCGTGAAGCTTTTCATTACTAGTATCCCCGCGAATAAACCATAGTAACTCTTTGAAACACGTCTTCCACGCGGTACGCTTTGTTGTAAGTATTGGTATTTTCCCATCAGTTAAAGAAAAAATCATCGAAGCGCCAAAAATAGATTTAGTAACTCCATTACGACCTTGCTCTGTTACCCCATTTTCTAAAATATCATGAATAAGATTTAAATACTGATACTCCTCGTGTTCTTCGCTTTCTTGGTTTTCTTCGGCCGATACTAAATAGTTACGTTTCATATTATATTTAGCAAGTCTTTTTAACATTTTATCTTTTACCCTTTTATCAAGATTTACACTTACTATAATTTATACTATACTTTTAAATATCTTTAGTGTTTATTTGTAAAAATGTTTAATTATTTAATTTCTTTTAATTAATTTCTTAATATAATTCATATATAAAATGGACGAAGATAGTATAAAACCTATTACGAATCAAGGATTTTTTACGTATGTATTTAAATTATCGAAATTTAAACAACAAGACTTGTTAAATATTTTACAATATTCAGCAATATCTGTAATACCGATTATGTTGTTTATTTATTTTACGAAAAAATATTTCCCATCAGTTAGCCACGATGACTCCACTCTGTATATATTTATTGTAACTTTTATTGAAATAATGTTCACGATTATGGGTATATTCTTTATCGATAGAATAATCAACTATATTCCGACATATAGTGGAAAATATTACGAAACTATAAACCTGACAACCATTATTGTTGTTTTTGTTATTTTTATTCTTTTTATCCAAGCGGGTTTCCGTGAACGTGCTTCTATTCTACTTCACCGTTTCGACAATTGGTTCACAATCGATGATATGTTAGTAAGAAAACTTGGATACACCCCCAAACCATTCGATTTAGTCGAAGAAGAAGGTCAGTACAATTTAGAAGTAGGGCGCATGTTCGGTGAAGGAAGACCCGATGTAGCACAAGATACGATAAAGAAAAATAAAAATAAACTAAAAGGCAAAAATGGTGTTGTTTCGAATCAACAAGCAACCATAAACCCTCAAATGTCTCAACAATATGCCCAACCTCCTCCTTTACCAGTCCAGGGACCGTCTGCTGCTAACTACGGTGGCGGCGGCGGCGGCGGCATGTCTCCTCCTGCACAGAATTTTAACTCCATGTATACTAGTCCCGTCAATCCCCTCGTAAATGCATCTACATCCGGTATGGACGATTCGTATATGGAACCCATGGCCGCAAACTCCGTTTTAGGTGGAGGGTGCTGGGGATCTAGTTGGTAGCGACAGTATGTGGTCCGCCCTGCCCAACCCCGCGCTACCATGCATAGTGCCTAAATAAAATATATATTGTTGTTTTTAAGTATTTTTACAAAACAACAATATATTCACCACCCTCCACCCCTGCTTCACCTACAACAGAAAATCTCTTTTAAAAAAAATAACACACCATTCTCCTTCATCTCTTTTTTATCATTCATTACCTTATTGTGCGTTACCATATTATTATACCACTTATAGTCATCATGCGATTTTATAGCCCTATATGGAATACGCGGACTATACGCTATATCATAATATAACTCCCCGCTTTCCGTCTTGCGAATCACATTTGATGACTCCATCATACGCTGATACGCTAACTCATCCTCCGGCATATTCGACAAACTATCAAATATACCATAGTACGTAAAATTCTCAAACACCATCTTCAAATTCAATAACAGAAATGCAAAACGCGCAACACTATCTTACAGATTACTTATATTATTTTTTTACTTTTATATGCATTTTATACAACAATACACTTTTCTATTCGTTTTTTCATTTACTGTCCGCGAATTTACGCATTTCTCACGCTCCTATAACACCTCATATATAATCAATCATGCCTCACATGTCTAAATCCTTCTTACCCACTATCACCTCGCGACTTACCGCCCTTATTATCTTTCTACCATTCTTCGCCTCATCCTCTATCGGCTCAGATATATTTCTCAACATTGTCAAATACTCCATCTGCTTACGCTCCGTCTCTATCCAATCCGGATTCTCCTCCGTCCACAACTGCAGCGCCGTCCTCTCCTTGTCCGCTATCTTCTCTATCGTATTTCTCATTATCTCATGCGTCTCATCCTTCTCCCACTTCTCATGATCCTTTATGTACATCGTCTCTCTCTTCTTATCCGTACAATGTATCGGCCTCTTGTATATATCCAATTCCTTCAACCCCCTTATCATCACATTGCTTATACCCTCCACCAATCCATTCTTCTTCGAATATAACAAATCCTCAAACGTTATCTTCAAAGAATCCACAAACTCAGATATATTCAACGCATCTTTGCACTGCTCGTTCAAAAATACATTCAAATTGAAATTGTTCGTCGTATTATGATTCGTAGTATTATTGTTATTATTTATTATCGTATTGTTACCTATCTTCGGTAACACCTCTTTCAAGATTTGACGAATCTCCTCGTTGTCTTTCAACAGCTTCAAAATAAGACCGTCTTTGTCCTTCGTCGCCATCTCCCTCAGTTCTGACGCTAATAATATGTCTGTTTTGTCATTGCCTATTATATTTGTGTTATCACATTTTTCCAGTTCATCCGAACCGACACAGGTTCTCTTATGCTTAGCAAGACTAGTATGGTGAAAATATTTCTTACCACATATGCATATAAAGTTTTTAGTTTCGATAATCGGCATTTTTTTTGTAGTCTCATGTAGTCTATTATGCTTGTTGGTGTCAAGGTGTTTTTTATAGTTAGACTCTTTACAACATTTAAAGTCACACAATTTGCATACAAAATTCAGGCATTTTTCGGCATTTTTTTCGGTAGTCATTTTTGTATATATAGACTACATAAAAAAATGCCTAAATCCTTTTCATATAATATATAAAAATGTTGAAAAAATTATCGTAACAAAATTTTCAACTTAAAAACACGATTTAGAGCATTATGCTCTGAGTGATGAATGCATCGTTTTTTTTAAATCTCTACCCCCGGTTTTCAAAAAAGGACATTTATAAATGTCCATTTTTCAAAAGAGGCCTCCGAGAGTTGAAATTTTCATACATCATCACTCTTTCGGCGTCCGCCCTCCCAATTTTGCGGGGTTACCTTTTTGCTTTGTTTTACTTTTTATTTTTTTAGAGATTTAGAGCATTATGGTGTGGATAGAGTGATCGCATAAATTTCGCAAAAGATGGGGCAAAACTTGGCGAACGTCTTTTTCGTAAAACAAGGATGGCCCTTTTCGGGGGATGTTTTGAATATTCGCCGCCATCAAAATTCAATTTATGTCCCAAAAATGGGGGTTCTTGTTTTGACCCTTTTTTCTCATTTTTAGACCCGTTTTTTTGGGGATCTTTCGTATTTTCTCGGGAAGGGAGGAAAGGGAGGATTATTTTAGTAACTGTAATTAACAATTTAAATATTATTTTATATTACATATATACATATACAGCTATGAGCTTGAACGTAGAAGACCTACTCAAAGCACTTGATAACGAGAATAATACAGGTATTGCGGGATTAACCACGACTAAAATAAAAAAGGAAAAGAATGACATACTACAAAAGTTACAACTTTCCGGAAAAGAACTAAAAGACTTGCATGCATGTCTTAAAAACTACCGGTATATTAATGAATTGAATGACATACAAATGGGTAGGTATATACGATGGATACCATTGAATACCGAGACTGCCGAAATTAAACTAACGAAAGGCGCATTCATGGTAAATACATTCTTGAACGAGGATGGGGCGTGTTTATTGTGTCGCAACACATATCGACGCCCTATTGTCGTAAAATTTGATAAAGTACTTATTTTCCAAAAATTGTCAGAACAAGAACAAATTCTTATCTCGGCGATTGACTTCCTCGATAAAAAATAATATATTTATCTTATTTTAATAATATTATTATATTATATTATAGTAAAATGGGGAAAAAATATTATATACCTGCAAATAGTAATACAGTAAAATGGGGTTACTACAATAAAAATATACCTCCTATTTTAAAAATAGATCCAGGTGATGTAGTAACCATTGAAGTATTAACACATCACGCGGGTGATGCATATGATTTAATGATAAAAGGTGATAAAAATATGGAAGAAATTTATGAATGGACAAATATAAAAAAAACAATAAATAGACGAGGTATGGGTGATATAAATGATAAATCAATAGGTCCAGGTAAAGGGTACGGCGTTCATTTAATTACAGGACCCGTATATATAAATGGCGCAAAACCAGGCGATATATTAAAAGTTGAAATATTAGATATATATCCGAGACCATCTCCAAATAAAAATAAATATTATGGAAGTAATCTTGCAGCATCGTGGGGTTATCAATATGGTGATTTATTAAATAAACATAGCCCAAAAAAAGAAGTTGTATCGATTTACAATGTATTACCTTCAAAAAAAATAGCTAACCCTTACTACAATTACGTATGGAAACCACAAATAGATTCTTCGGGTATTTACCATAAGAGTTACAATTATCCTGGAATTATTGTCAAAAATAAAACGATTCGCAAAAATTATAAAATAAATAATAAACTAAATATTAAATTAAGACCACATTTTGGTATATTAGGGGTAACACCTAATTATAATAACATGGTGTCTTCTATACCTCCTAGCAATTTTGGAGGAAATATAGACAATTGGAGAGCTGGAAAATATTCATCAATTTACTTACCTGTTCAAGTAGATGGGGCTAATTTTATTGTAGGAGATTCTCATGCAAGTCAAGGTGATTCGGAATTATCTGGAACTGCGATCGAATTTTCAATGACTGGTAAATTTAGATTTACATTAATAAAAAAAAATGAAAATCCTTTCGGTTTAAATTCTCCCATTATAGAAACACCAACGGAGTGGATAATACAAGGGTTTAGTTATCCTGATTATTTGAAAGAATTTGGTAAACAATCGCAAGAATTAATAGGAAAAAAATCTTCTATTGATGCCGCAATGCGTGATGCATATCGAAAAACAAATATTTTTTTGACAAAATATATGAAACTGTCAGAAGACGAAGCAATATCTATTATGTCCGTCGCTGTAGATTTTGGTATTACACAAATAGTAGATATGAACTATGGTGTTCACGCTATCATAAGAAAAAATATTTTTAAAAACTCGAATAATTTTAATAAATATAAAAATCGCAAATATGTTACAAAAAAAATAAAAATACACAAATATAAAAAATAATATTTACATAGTTCTATGTTTCATTTACTGCTTTAAATAATATCCCTTTACGTGAGATTTTGCATAACAGTTTGTAGCATAGTGCCCCTTTCTTCCACAACGAAAACATGTATTACCTTTATATACTTTACACGAACTCGCGTGTTCATAGTAGTTACATTCACCTTTAATTGTTTTACCACATTTATCACAAACATAACCTATACCACGTTTACCATCATCACTATCATCATCCTCATCATTATCGGTTACCCACTCATCATCGTCGTCATCATCATCGCAACCTTTTTTATTTTGTTTATAATATACACACTTTGCAGCGAAGTGCCCTTTTTTCCCACATTTTAGACATTCATCCATTGCGCCTCTTAGTTCATCACTTATTGACTGTATTTGAGTTTCCGTAAGTTCAATTTGCGTATATGTTCCTCCTCTAACATTTTCAATACCGTACTTTAACATATATTCTTTTGTTATTTTATCTTCTTCAAATGGAGAGACGTTTTCTATTGTTTTTTGCAACTTTAATGGTTTATATTTTTTCGTCCAACAGGAACCTTTCCCTTCAAAATGTTCTATACATCTTTTGAAAACATCATTGCTTTTACCAATATAATATTTTCCTTTTTCCAGGAGAAGTACATATATATTAGTGTTTGACATTAAAAACTAATATATATTTTTTACTCTACTATAAACTTCAATTTTATATATCATGGCGTTATTTATCATAACTTCTCGAAATCTTCATCCTCTGCATCCTCCTCCATCACCGGTCCACTTTCTGCATACATTCCATCACATGTCGCCATCGCTGGCGAGCAATGAAATGATGACGATGGCGACGACGACACCACTTTCTCCTTTTGTTCCGTAACTTGTTCACGGGCTTCATGGTTCAAACACGCAGATGCACCCTCGCCACCCTCATCGCCATAGTTTGCAAAATATTCTTCTACATTTTTCCACGCCTCCAACCTGTCGTCCTGGTCGCACACTTTATAGTCCTCGCAAAAGTTCGAATAATCCGGTATATCATCTGCGCGAGATAGTGACGTGCGCGCGCATCCATCCCCACATCCATATCGCACCATATACGTAAGTGTCCTGTCGCATTCCTCCACATGATTACTCACTTGCGTAATCACACCCCTAAGTTGTGAAGGGTTTTCGAAACATTCTGCAAATTCGGTATTAAAATCCTCCACCTTAGATACTCGTCGGCGAAGGATACCTATTTCTGCACACTTTTTGGCGTTATCGCGGCAACGCTGTTTATAATGTCGAAGCTTTGACTCGTGTTCTGAAATGATATCTGAGATTCTATCTACTACTTTTTCGTTATCTATCATACGCTCATTTGCAGATTTTATCGCATCAAATGCATAGTCTAACTCTATATTTGTTGCAGCTATTTTAGTATCATTTTCATTATGGAATTTTTTGAGAACATCAACGTCGCGCTCAACAATCATCATGCGCTCCGCCAGGCCGAGATTTACCCAATCATTAACACGTGACTCAATACGGTCAAGTCTGTTTGAAAATTTTGTAACATGGGCTATTAAAAGCTCGACGGATGCAGTCAGCTCCCCGTGACTAGGGAGCCTGTTTAGGGATGGAACATTTACTAATGGAGTATAAAACTGAGGATTATAATTTTGAGGATTATAATATTGGGAATTCTGGAAGTATTGGCCTGCACTGGAAGACATGAATGAATGAATGTTTTTTGTTTATATATTATATGTAATTATATTTAATACTTTTCAATTTTATTTATTTAAGAAATATTTTAAATAGATGTATAATATATAATGAAAAAAAATCTGGTAGTCGTCGTCGTACAAAAATAGTACACAGAAGTAAGAAAAATTTGCGACGTACAATTAAGCGTAAAAGTTTAGCAAAAGGTAAAACACGCCCGACGCATCGGCACTCGCGGGTACAAAGAGGGGACTAAAGATGAATTAGATAGTGTTGCAGCAAGAGCCAATAAGTATTATGACGGCGAGCCAGGGCAGTTTGAGAAGAACTATGCCGAGGCTCTGCGACTCTACAGCCTTGCAGCGGCGTGGGCATAAAAGGGCTAAACACTTTTTGAAAGAAAACAAACTATCATTACCCAAGGTTAAAAAACCAATAAAACTATAAAACTCTAATCTATACGAAATCCTTCGAGTTAGCAGTGTGTGCAAATGAAGATTTTTCCGTCGCCTCGGCAGTGTGCAGAATTTGACGGGTCATTCGGGTACAATATTTCGTGAGATGTTTGTCCATGAATATGAAACTTCGGAAAGACCTCCTCCAGTTTAGCTAGCATTTCGCGCTTTCCATCGTTTATTAATTCATCCTCGATATGTTTCTTCATTTGGAGGCATAGAAATTCGGATAGTCTTTGAAAGGCCTCCTCTTCTGAACGGTTAATGTACCTTTTTGAAAACTGCCTTCTGTCTACATTTATCGGAAGCTCGTATTTCCAGAAAGTCTCGCATGACATACTTAGCGTAAGAGAGACAAAGTCGCTACCTAATTTTTTGTTGTTATTGTTGTTATTGCCTCCTTCGGCGTATTGACGAGTGAATGCGGCGTGAGTCATTGTTCGATTGTTGCTGTATATAAGAAACGGGTTTAAGTTCTTATATACAATATATGGTGTTTTTTGGCTTCAATTTTTTGTCCGGTCAATGGAGCCGAAAGTGTAGAATGTAGTGTAGGATGTAGTGTAGGATGTAGTGTAGGATGTAGTGTAGGATGTAGTAAAGAATGTTTATATTGGTGTAATTTGCCTGAAGAGATGAGGTGAAAGTAG